TATACATTGTGTTAGCATTAGTGATTTTTACGGCTTATTCAGTGGCTTACAAAATGAGTACTGAAACTATTGAAATAACCGTAACTGAAAAAGAAAGGATTGCGACAGGTAGTGGTGAAAACATAAGCAGTAAATTTATCATCTACACAAAAAGCGAAGTGTTTGAGAACACAGATAGTTGGTTATACTCAAAATTTAACTCTGCTGACTACCAAAATAAATTTACGGTAGGTGAAACTTACAAAGTGAAAGTGGCAGGATGGCGTGTTCCTTTCTTGTCTATGTATAGAAACGTGGTTAGTAAAAATAATTAATTCTAACAGTTGTACAAGGCACGTTTTAATGTGCTTTGTGCTTAGTTGTAAACAAAAACCTAAACATATCGTTATAGTATTAAGATTAAACTTATGGCTAAATCAAATGAGATTAAACCTACTGATGGTAGGAAGTATAACAAAAGGAAGAAAGGTCAGTTAGATGTTGTTAAACCTACTACAGCAGCTATAAACAAAGCTAAGAGAGAAAGAATGAAGGAGTTCGGAGTCAAAGCCATTAAAAAGGTATTTGGTTCTGAACAAGACTTCTGGATGAGTCTAGCAGAAGAGGCTAAGAAAAACCATAACGATAGAAAACTGCTACTAGAGTACGTCTATGGAAAACCTAAAGATGGGTTTGGTAATGCTACACAGAAATCAGCAACACCTGTTATAAATTTCTATGGACACCAACCTCCTACACAAGAAGATATTATAGATGTAACACCAGAAGATGAAGAATAGTATAAGCCTACACGACAAGTACATACCTTTATTCCAAAGCAAGACAAGATACAATGTTATTACAGGAGGTAGAGGTAGTGGTAAGTCTTTTGGTATAAACGTATTCCTACTAAACCTTACATACGAAAGTGGACACAAGATATTGTTTACTCGTTATACAATGGCATCAGCCAATACATCTATTATACCAGAATTTGTAGAGAAGATTGATATGATGGGAGTAAATGCTCACTTTAGGATAACTAAGGATGAGATAACTAACCTACAGACAGGTTCTTCCATTATATTTAAGGGTATAAGGACATCTAGTGGTAATCAGACAGCTGCACTAAAGTCTTTGAACGGAATTACAACGTTTGTAGTCGATGAAGCAGAGGAACTTGATGATGAAGGTACGTTTGATAAGATAGACTTCTCTATAAGGTCTCAAAACAAGCAAAACAGGGTTATTTTGATACTAAACCCAACTACAAAAGAGCATTGGATATACCAGAGGTTCTTTTTAGGTAATATTGTTGATGCAGGTCATAACGGAACTAAAGGAGACACAACTTACATCCATACAACGTATAAAGACAACAAAGACAACCTATCAGACTCATTTCTTAGCAGAGTATTAGAGATGAAGGCTAGAAGACCAGATAAATACCAACACCAGATACTATGAGGATGGTTAGCTAAGGCAGAAGGAACAATTATAAGAAATTGGAAGGTTGGAGACTACATACAGACAGAAAAGACCATTTATGGGCAGGATTTTGGGTTCTCTGAAGACCCTACAACGCTTGTAAAGATATCTGTAGATGATTTTAACAATAGAGTCTATGTAAAGGAGATTTATGGTAAAACAGGGCTTTCTACATCAGATATAGCAAATATGAACAGAGCTGAATGTGGCTTAGATTTGATAGTTTGTGATTCTTCTGAACCTAGACTTATAAAGGAGCTAAAGAAGAAAGGATTGAACATACAACCTGCTGTAAAGAAAAGTGGTAGTATATTATCTGGTATAGCACTTATGCAGGACTATGAGATAATAGTAGACCCAAGAAGTAAAGGTGTTATAAAGGAGTTTAACAACTATGTATGGCACGAGAAAGGTGTAAGACCAATCGATAAGTTTAATCACTTCTGTGATGCTATAAGATATGCTTTGATGAGATTAGCTACAAGTAAGAACAAAGGAATTTACACAATAAGATAGAGCGTTTAATATAAAGGGGTG